GGCAGCGGGGCCAACCGCGTCGGTCGTTTTAACGGCGATGACTGCTTGTTTGCAGGTGATCGGAAGTTCTTTTCCCTCTGGAAAGAGGTTACTGGAACTTTCGGACTTTGTGTCAATGTTGAGAAGACCGGCTACTCAAACATCTCCGCGGATTTGAACTCTCAGAGGTTCTTTCTCCGTAGAGGCCAGTTGGCCCCTAAACCCGTCCTTTCGTTCTTCCGACCTTACAAGAAGGAACCTGGCTGTCTGCTTTCAGAGGTTCTCGAAGGGCTAAAGACTTTTCGCGGTGAGGTTAAATCCCTCGTCGTGAATTGCCTGATGCGCTTCGAGATAGCCGCTCGACAGATTGACTTGTCAACTCTGTCCCGCAGAGAGTACCAGATTCTTTCCAAGAAGTCTTGGTTTCGTCGTGCCCTGACCGATGGGCCGGCCCCCACAAAAAAGAAGGGTGAACGTCGTAGTGTTGAAATGGTTGTCGGTCCGCCTCCAAAGGCGGCCCTTTATCCCATTTTCGACGTTATGGCGAAGGACGTTGCGGGAGACATGGTCTCGAGATGGACGGGTGTACCCGTTAAACCTGAAAAGGTATCCATCGACTATGCTGCCTACCGCGAGCGTTCCTCTCAGTCACCCTCCTATCAACCTCCTTCCTTCCGTGTCCTCCTGCGGGGGCCAAGAAAGTGGTCGTTTGTCTGGCCTCGGCCAGTTTACGACCATTTTATGCTCTACGAAGAACGGGCTTTCGTTACCGAGAGTGCCCGTCGATCACTTTGGATCGACGACCATCCTTGTCTCCATGTTACCATGGACTTGGTTCGGTCTCGGTTCGTTCGTGGATCAAAAAACTTCCGGACATACTTCGGACCCCCCGCATCTCTTTCGCCTTGCTCTCTTCCACAGGTCAACTGTGGTTACGCCTAATGAGTTGCGCAGGAGCTGCTCCAGCTGGGAGATGGGTTTTATTAGTTGGGACCATTCGTCTGGGTCCCTCAGAGATGTGCACGAATACCGGTAACGGTTAGTCGGCACGGCCCCGTTGGGGCGCGTCACGCGTTTAGGATTCGGGTAAGCTCGTTCGTCGAGTTCGGCGGTTAACCGCACCCGGGTACGCAAGAATCCCAACGCTTTTCCTATTCCTCTTACCTCGAACCACCAATCTCATATCGGGATCTCTCCTCCGCAATGACCTATAC